TACGAGCCGACAGCCTACCAGGTGACTATGCAGCTTATCTCGCTGATGCTCGGTGCAACCTACGAGCACATCACGAAACCGTGGACCTGCCCGCAATCCCTAGCCGAAGAGATCATGCAGACCGCCGGGGAACTTGCCGAGATGCCTTTGCGGCTGCACGACAAGCCTGGTCTAAATCTTGACCAACAGCTCGGGCTGGCGCGACTGGCAATCACACGCTATGACTCCCGGCTCATCTGCACCGATTACGTCCAGCGCATGAAGATCAAGTCGCAGGAGAGCAACGAGCAGCTCCGGCTGAAGATTGGCCGAGCCAGCCGCTCACTCGCCGACCTTGTGAAAGGTACAAAGGCGCACTCGCTCCTGCTGAGCCAGATCGGCACCGGGCGCAAGGGCGGAGCGGCGGCTATCCCAACGATGTTCGACTTCCGCGAATCGGGTGACATTGAGCAGGATGCCCGCACGATTCTGCTCCTGCACCGCGAGTACGACGAAGCCAACGCGCATTTCGGGCAGAACGGCGCTATCTTCTGCGCGAAGCAGACCTTTGGCTCGCCGGGAAATGTGCGCATTTACTTTAACCCAATAACAGCGGCATGGATGGATCAGGCAAACTAGGAGGCTTTATGTGTGGAACAATGGCGGAATTGTACGCGGCGGAACGATTCGCACTGGCGGAGTTGAAAACAACAGACGACCGGCATCTGCAAATGCTCTATGGACAATGGGCGTTGGAGGCACAGAGGATGCAGCGCTTCCATGCTGAGCGTTGCGAAGAGTGCCGAAAGGACGGGGTTAAGGCATGAGCGTGAAAACGATCCGGGGGGAAGAGACCAGCATAAAACCTTATTATTCTCACGCGGGCATCACCATCTACCACGGCGATTGCCGCGAGATTCTGCCTACACTGCCGAAGTGCGACCTGCTGCTGACTGATCCGCCATACGGAATAGGCATAGCTGCGAACCCGATACGGCAGGCCCATGCAAAGTTGGATTGGGACGATATTCCGGTCGACCAAGACCTGTTGAGTTTATGCCTTGCGAGAGTTGATAAGGCTATAGTTTGGGGTGGGAACTACTTTGGTCTGCCACCGCATCAGAGGTTTCTGGCGTGGGATAAGATGCAGCCGGAGGACTTTTCGACGTCGATGCTGGAAATTGCGTGGACGAATCTGGGAGGCCCGGCTAAGATGTTCCGATATTCGGTTGTCTCTTACTTCAAGGAACATCCCACCGAGAAGCCTCTCCCCCTGCTCAAATGGTGCCTATCCTTCGCCCCCAACGCAAAGACAGTGCTGGATCCGTTCATGGGCTCAGGAACTACGCTTGTAGCGGCAAAGAATCTAGGGCGCAAGGCCATCGGCATCGAGATTGAGGAACGGTACTGCGAGATCGCGGCGAAAAGATTGAGCCAGGAAGTGTTTGACTTCGACGAAACCGAATAACCGCATCAGCAAACGAACTGGAGGATTTATGAAGCTGACTGACAAAGAGTGGGACCGAATTGCGCAGATTATTCGCCAATGGGAACGTGATCACAACACACCTTTTACGGCTATCATGGACGCCATCAACGCCGTCCTAGCCAAGCGTAATGTCGCGCAGCCGATCCCCACCCGCCACTTCGATTGGGCCGCTTGGCTCGACGGGCGCGAAGAGGACGGGCCTTTCGGCAACGGCGCCACGGAAGCGGATGTGTTTAATTGTATGCGGAGAGCATACAAAAAAGCATCAGGATTTATGCCCTACGATGACGGCTTGACCGCCATCGTACAAGTCCTGCTGGTTGCTCTGCGCGGTCCGGTGACGGCTGGAGAATATGAACTATGGAAAAAGACCCCCGGAGTATGCCCGTCACTCAAAGCCGTTATTGAGTATCGCATCGACCGGATCATGAGGCCCAAGAAGCAGACGCCGGTGGAGCGGGTGAGGCATTTTCTTTCAAGCATCAGCGCGATTGATTTGAACAACTCTAAATATCTGGACGCGGCTACTACGGATTTGCTTAGCCTCGTCGAGAAACTGGAGGAGCACCATGAATAAGCTGGAGCCGTTTACGCGGTACGACTGCGAACAGGATTGCAGTGGATATGAGCTTGGACGGGCGTATATGAGTGAGTGTGAAATAGGTGATTACGTCCTCTACGCCGACGCCCAGGCCCGCGAGGCTGCGCTGGTAGAGGCGCTGAGGTTGTTTGTCGAAGAGTGGGACGACTTGATGATGAACCAACTTGCATCCTGCTACGAGTACGCCGACGCCCTCCTCGCCGAGTACGACGCGGAGAAGGGATTCAAGAGCAGGATATTTGCCATGTTGGGCGGCTTCCTCGCCGAGTACGACGCGGAGAAGGGAGGCGCAAAGTGAAGATAACAGGATTAAATCTTTGCACCTTTGCCCAGACGCCAACCGCGGGCCACGAGTGCCGAGAGGCGTGCTGGAGTAACGGACGGTCCTGCGCAAAGTGCCGGGTGTACTGCTACCGGCGCAAATGGTCCAAGTCGATGGTGGACGCAGACAATAAGAAGCTGGTGAGCCAGAAGTGCGCGGAGAAGGAGAACCACGATGCAACCAAATGAGGAACTAATACCGCTGTCTAAAAATGTTACATGGCGTTGCTTCCATTGTGATTTTGTGACCAGTGATCCCGCTGAAGCAGCGGCGCATTTTGGGGATATTGAAGACGCGGAAGAATTTAAGCCTCTTTGCAAGTGGTGGTCGAACATGGACGACCAAGAACGCAAAGAACAATTTCAAGCGGTAATTCGAGAACTGAATGGGGAACATGAGCGCATTGCCCGTCTGGAGGCTGAAAACGCCGCTCTGGCCTTGAAGAACGCCGCGTTGGAGGCGCAACTTCTTGAGCCAGCCGAACAGTGTGAGAACTGTGATGACTATTACGCGACCAGCGTCATGCAGATGACGGAAGATGATGTGAGACTTTGCCCTAGCTGCTGGGAAGCCTGCTGCTGGGAAGCCTGCTGCGAGGAAACCGCAGAGAAAGGCGAGGCCGATGCAACCGAATGACACTTGGCTAGGCGGCGCGCTGGCTGTGGCGCTGATCCTTTTTGTGCTCTGGTGCGCGCATGAGTAACGAAGCCCTAGCAGCGATGTGGCGCATGGTTGCGGCTATTCAGGCGAAGCTCAAGGAGAAGACACTGTGAGAGTCGAGAGAAATCCGTACAAGAAGCGGCAGGTCTGGACGGCCGCTGATGTCGAGCGCGTCAAGGAACTGTCCAGCCAATCGCCCGCGCTGTCGAACCTGGCCATCGCGCTGGAGATGAAGCGCAGCGAGCGGTCGATCTCAGAGATGCGCTACAAGCTCGGGCTCGCGCTGGTCACGGTGCGCGGCAAGGGCGCGGCGAAGCGTGTCTGCCGGAACCGTGAAAAGGAGCGGAGCCGGCCTGTTGAGAGCGCGGCGTTTGTCGAGCGGCTGATGGCGGCCGCGGAAAGGGTAAAAGCATGAGCAATTACGACGACTGGAAACAAGAAACGCCAGAAGAAGAAGATTATCGCATCGGCCCTTTAGGACGAAAACGCCGAGCCCGCGCCGAGTGGGAAGAAGAGCACGCCGATTATCTTCTGGAAAACAAACGCGAAAACGAACGCATGGAGGATGATTGACAGACTTTGCCGCGATGATGTTTCGCACGCGCAACTTCGGGCAGGAGTCGGCGCACCCCGAGGGCTGGATCAGCAAGGACTGCCGCACCGGCCACCACCAGGACTGCAACGCCAAACGGTGCACCTGCTCATGCGGGCATGGGCTGTCGGATGAAGATAAGGCGGAAAGTTGACTTTCCGCGCAACATCGGCTATGAATAACCCATGCCCTCGCGTAGACAGCACCAAGCAGAGTTCGTGGCCAGAGGTATCTACTACATGAAGCGCGATTTGAAGCTCAAAGCCGACAAGAAGGCTGCCAAATCCGAAGAGATTGCCCGACTCATAGAAAACCGGCGGAAGCGGCTTGCCGGAACCGTGGTAAACTCAACACAACAATGATCCTCGCCACGACAACCCGCGTTTCCAAGTTGGCGAAGAGGGCGGCGTAGATGGCACAGCGCGGAAGGCCCAGCACCTATTCCGCAATCGTGGCCGATGCGATATGCGATCAAATCTCTCTCGGGCGTTCGCTGATCCAGATTGCGTCCGATCCTGATTACCCCTGCGAAACGACGATTTACAAGTGGTTGCGAGATCGTGATGATTTTGCGCAGAAATACGCGTGCGCGCGAGATATTCAGGCCGAGCATTACGCCAGTGAAATCATAGCTTTAGCGGATACTCCGGTTGAGGCGCGCAAGATTGTCATCAAGCCCGACGGGAGCGAGGAAATCACCATCGGGGATGCGGTTGACCGAACGCGACTCCAGATCGATGCTCGCAAATGGTACGCGTCCAAGCTGGCGCCGAAGAAGTACGGCGACAAGATTGGCGTTGAGCACAGCGGTGAGCTGGGAATTGCCCTTGCGTCCCGCATTGCGTCTGCGCGCTCTCGGGCTGGAGAAAAATGACGGCCGAGGAGATGCTGCTCACAGATTTGGCCACGTATACGCGCGATCCGCTAGGATTCTGCCTGTATGCGTTCCCCTGGCGCGAGGACGGCGATCTGGTCGACTCAGACGGCCCACGCAAATGGCAGGCCGATATATTACGAGCAATCAGCAACCATTTGAGCGGCCCGGATCGATATACTCCTCTGCAAATAGCCGTTGCATCGGGCCATGGCATTGGAAAATCAGCCCTGATCGGCATGATCTGCAATTGGGCCATGAGCACCTGTGATGATTGCCGGATCGTGGTCACGGCCAACACAGAGGCGCAGATCGCAACCAAAACCTGGCCGGAGATACTCAAGTGGTTTGGGCGCGCAATCAATGCGCGCTGGTGGTCACAGACCGCCACAAAGATCGGCAGCCGAGAAAAGGGCCACGAAAACTCATGGCGCATGGACCGCGAGACGTGGAGCGAGAACAATACCGAGGCATTTGCAGGGCTGCACAATGTCGGCAAACGCATCGTGGTGATCTACGATGAGGCCAGCTCAATCCCGGCGAAAATATGGGAGGTCACGGAAGGAGCGCTGACCGATGAAAATACAGAGATTATCTGGCTCGCGTTCGGCAACCCGACACAAAATACAGGACGATTCAAGGAGTGCTTCGGGCTGTACAAACATCGCTGGATGCGTATGCAGATCGATTCGCGCACGGTCGAGGGAACGAACAAAACACAGATACAGCAATGGATCGAGGACTATGGCGAGGATTCAGATTTTTGCCGCATCCGCATTCGGGGAGAGTTTCCACGAGCCGGCACGTCGCAGTTTATCCCTGGGGATCTTGTCAATGCTGCCCGCAAGCGCGAGGTGCACAACTATCAGCGGGGCTGGAAGATACTCGCAGTAGACGTGGCTCGGTTCGGCGATGACCAGACGGTAATAGGGATGCGCCAGGGCTCGAAATATACGACGTTGGAGCGAGTCCGCGGGTTGAGCGTTCCGCAGACAGCAATGCGTGTCATGGCGGCGATCACCGAGCATGACCCCCGTGGCGTCATCATCGACGGGGATGGCGTCGGTGGCGGCGTAGTGGATTACGTCAACCTTCACCATGCTAATTGGATAGCTGCACATCCCATGTGCCGCTTCGTGGAATTTCATGGCGGTATGCCAGCAAACGATGGGTTCATGTACTTCAACCGCCGCGCCGAGGTATGGGGAGCAGCTAAAGAGTGGCTCAAGGATGCAGACATCCCCGATGATCCCGAAATCGAAACCGATCTGACCGCGCCGGAATACTCGTTCAGCTCGAAAAACCAGATCCAACTCGAAAAAAAGGACGATATGAAGAAGCGCGGGCTTGCATCTCCTGACAACGGGGATACAATAGCCATGAGCTTCGCCGCTTACACTCCTGGGAAGTCGCAGGAAGAACGCGATCAGGAGAGAGTGGCGGCTGCACCAGACCAACGTGCAAAGTTCCTGCTTCAGTACCGATTGACGCAGGAGCGGAATCAGCGCGAGTCGCGGGCGGAAGAACGACCGCCGGAGAATTGGGAATGACTGAATCGCAGCGCATTACAGCCGAAGATGTGAACGTCGAGAATGCCAAAATAGAGGCGATCATGGAAAAATACGCCATGAGCAGTGAGGACCGCATCGCCTTGATGGCCGCGGCGCGCGACTCTTTTGTTTTGGCGGCGGCAAGAGTAAGGCAGGCTCGGCAATGACTGAAAGCCAGCGCATCGTGCTCCACTGGAAGGCGCATCTCAAGGCTGCGGGCTGGCCAGAGGACGCGATCAGAGAGATCGTGCATGGACTGTGCGAGGCTGGTTACCGGGCCTGCATCGAGGAGATTCAGGCGCGCACAGCCAAGACGGACGCGCTTATTGCAAAGGTGGCGACCAATTGACCATCGAACTCTCTGAAGATGAGCTGATGACGCTACTCCAGGCAATGTATCACTACCGGGAAGAATACCGGCTCGGCGGCGATGAGTTGGATACGCTTTGCAAACTGAAAAAGGCTTTGGGCGCGACTGACGAGGAATGCGCAAAGGAGCACGCATGACCCTGCGTGAACTCATCATCGACTGGCTCACATCGTCTCGTTACGTCAAGTGGCTGGAGACGCAGCACCAGGAGCAGCGCCAGGATTACACCGAGCGCCTGTCCGAAAAAGACTCCCAAATCAAGCATTTGCGCGTCGAACTCGCCGGCACGAAGCTGGAGTGCGATAGAATGCGTGCAGTGCTGATGCCGTTCGGATCGCCGTCCGGCTCGGCGTATGCGCAGAAGTTCGAGATCACTGCGACACCGCCCGTGGTTCCCGCGTTCGACGGCCCGGATGACTGGCAGGCGGAACTCAACAAGATGTACCAGAAGGAGCAGCGGAATGACGGTCTGCAACCCGAATCTACCAGCGGGCAGGAAGATAACCTGCAACCGCTGCAACCGCAAGACAGTTAAGGGCGCGGCGCGCGTCATGCGCAAAGTGTTGTTTTTCTTTTGCCCGAAGTGCTGGCATGATCGTGGTGCCTGCGAGGATTTAATGCGGCGTATAGCCGCGTAGCCAGAAAGTTGAGGCATGTGATGGCGTTTCAGAGCAGCGACGGGAAGAAGTTCAGCAACCGGCCTCCGATGATGCAGCATAACCGTTCCATGGCGGCCAAGGGCGGCGGCGGTGGCCTGATGGGCCGCAGCGACCCTCTCCAGCAGCCCGGCCAGGACGGCGGCGGCGAAGAGATTGACGCCAACGATAAGCCGCTCCACACCGAGCATCATCCCGACGGCGGCCACACGACCGTGCACGAGTCCGGCGCCGAGAAGCATACCACGACCGCTGAGGAACTCGTGGATCACCTGAAGAAGCATCTCCCCGACGAAGAGCAGGAAATCGCCGACGACAGCGAGCCGGAGTACGAATAATGTACGGCACGAAGAAGGTCAATCTCGGCAAAGGCGGCTCCTTCAACATCAAAGAGGGGGCCATGACTGCTGCGGCCAAGCGCGAAGGCGTGAGCAATAGCGCCTACGAGCAGGAGCACAAGGGCGACTCCGGCAAGGCAGGCAAGCGCGCGCGCCTGGCGCTGACCATGAAGTCGTGGAAGCACTAGCATGGATTTCGAGCAGCAGAAGCCGATCACGGACGAGTACCGCCGGGGATGGGAGCGCATCTACTTGCAGCAGGAAGCGCGGAAAAGTGACAAACGCGCGATGCAATCGCCCCCTGCTGGTCGTGGGAGACGCGTGAGAGAAGACGACCAGCAGCTGAAGGACAGATAAATGCCTGACTCGAACGACAATCGCACCGATGCGCCGATGTCAAACAATGATGAATCTGATTTGACAAATGAGGATTTGTACGGAGAGTTCGACCCGGCCAGTCTCCCGCTCGGCACATTCGCGGCGTTCGATGTCAGCGACGAACCGCTCTGGACTGACCAGGATGGCGAGCATCAGCTCAACCAGGACCAGAAAAACGCCATCAAAGCGATGGTACAGGCTGCTGCCCAGGCCGACTCCGTTCCGCATCGCATCGAGATTCAGGGCGCATGGATGCTCGAACTGCTCGACCGAGGCCTACAGCGGATGCGCACGACCACTGGCGGCGGGTGGGAGGCCTTCTATGGGAGCCGCACGGCGTCGATGGGGATGTACGGCGCGCAACAGTCCGGCGGCTACTACGATACCAACGTCATCGGCGAGAAAAACGACACGATCACATCGCTCCTCTCCTGCGAGATTGCCAGTTCGACATTCTACCCGGAGAAGCCGGGCGACCCTGACGATGAGGTGTATGCGCAGCAAGCCAACTGCCTGAAGCACTTCATGGCCGAGGAAAACAACTACGGCGAGCTCCAAGCCGAAGTGGCGCGCTACGCTTGCACGGACGAGGCCTCGATTGGCTACACGCGGCCCGTCGCCGATGCGCAGCGCTGGGGATATGAAGACGAAGCGCCCGACGTGGTTCCCGAAACGGAAGATGGTGAAGACCCCGATGCGAAGAACGCAGCGCAGTCCAAGCGGCCCAAGATTCGCACGCTCACATCGATTTACGGCAAGCTCTCGCGCAAAGTCCCGCTACTGTCCAAGTCGAAAGCGGATTGGGCCTACGCCATGCTGGCGCATGAGATCGATATTTCTCTTTCCAAGGCGAAATGCCCGTGGGTGGCGAAGCAGATCACGGCGGGCGACCTAGGCATTGCCGAACTGAAGCTCGACCGCCTAGCGCGTCAGTCCGTGCAGATGGCCATGCAAAGCCAATACGCGACCGGCGATAGCCTGATGCGTGACGTGACCGAGACATGTGTCTGGTTTCGCCCCGCCTTCTATATGGACGATTCCTGCCCCAAGGATCAGCGTTCATGGTTCTGGACGAACTTCCCCAAGGGGATGCTGGCCGCCTACGAGTCCGGAGTGTTGGCCTGGGCGCGCAATGAATCGATGGACGAGGTTCTGACGGAGTTCCACGCCCGTAGCGGAAACGGCCAGAACCGACGTGCGCTGACCGAGAGCTTCGCCGGGCCCCAGATGCGCCTAAATGTGCTGGTAGACCTGCGCGATGAGTTCTGCCGCAAGTCCATCACGCGCGTCGGACTCGACTCGGCTGTTTGGAATGTGGACAAGATGCGCTCGTCCAGTGTTCGCGCTGGCGTCTACGAGCCGTTTCTTATGCCGGCCGGCCAGCGACCCGCCACCGATACCGTCGTGCAGATTCCAGGCACAAGCGGCACACCCGACCTGACCTCCTTCATCGACTGGATCAGCGGCCCGCTTGCCGAGCAGCTGACGCACGCGCAACAGTCCATGAGCGGCAGCGGCGACCCGAACGACCCCCAGCAGACCGCGACCGAGTACAACCGCAAGGATAAAAACGCGAAGGCCAGCTTCGGCGAGTGCTGGCGCAACATCCTGCGCGGATTCGCCAACATCAACACGCAATCTGCCGCATGGAATGCGCGCGTGCAGCCGGAGGGGGCCAAGTTCGATTCCAACTTCCCCGGACTCGGGCGCGTTACGGCCGAAATCGGCAAGATGAAGTCCGGCGCCGGCGTGGCGCGCGCCGATGGAATGTCCGATTCCCCTGAATCATGGGCAGACCGTCAAGCGGCGTGGGAAAAGGCCATGAGCGATCCTGACCCGGCTATGGCGTCGATCAAGAGCGACCCGCAGAACATGGCGGCGGCCAAGCGCTTCATGCCGCCCGGTATGGTTCTCCCCGGCGTCGACGCGGTCGAGAAGCAGCAGGCGGAGTTCGATATTTTGCTCAAGACGGCGCCGATGGACAATCCGCAGTTCGTCAAAATTCAGCAACTCGTGCAGCAGGGCGGCGCGGAACTGCAGCAGGCGCAGACTATGGGCGCGCAAGTTGACCCGCAGAAGGCCCAGGCGCTGCAGCAGGGCCAGCAGATGATGCAGCAGACGCCGCCAATGATTTCCAGCGTGCCGGTGCGCGGCGACGGCAGCGAGAATGACGCAGTTGAAGCGCTGATTTGCCTCCGCATGATGAACTCCGCGGAAGGACGGCGGCTGGCTTCGAGCAAGGACCCAGACGACCAATCGCATTTCGGGAACCTGCATCTTCATTGGCAGCAGCACCAGGCCAGCGCGGCCAAGCTCGCGGCGCAGAATCAGCAGCCTATTCAGCCTAAGACCTCGCTCACGGTCGCAGTTGATAAGCTCGACCCGCAGGCGCAGACCTCGGCGCTGCAAAAGATGGGCGTTGCGACGACGCCGGAAGCAATTCAGCAACAGAACCAGCTTGCACCGCATGAAGTGACCACAACCGAGCGCGGCGTAGGGCCACTGGGAAGCGAGATTGAGCGCAAAACAAGCGTTGTAGGGAAATCAATCAGTTAGGACGGAGCAAATATGGAATACCCAAAACGATTCAAAGACTGCGCAGTCGACCTAAGCAAACTTCTGGAAATAATCGTACTTTCTGAAGGTCTGCGCGTGAAAGATTGGACCAATGGAGAAGGAGAGTATCGCTTCATCACTGCTGATACTCCACACTACGACTCTGCATGTTTCCTCACAACGCAGATGTATGCCATTGAGCGCATCAGCGACGGGAAAACCTGCACCTTTGAAGTGACAGGCCTGAAGGATGGCGAAGAGGTTCCACGGTTGGTGCGCCTGTATGAAGTTGTGCGCACAATCGACAAAGCAATCGCTTCACTTGAACAGTAGGACGGAGGACGAAATGGACGACGGAATGCAGTTGCTTCACGTATTGCTGGGAATTACAGGGTGGCACCTGTACGACTTCGGCGATCGCGTCACAAATATGCCAGTGCCGGACACAGGAATAAGCGGATTCTTGAATCGGAAGATATTTGGTATCGAGAACGACGACCGAACAAGTTGGAGTTTTCTGGTTATCCCAGCGCACGGGATAAGTATTAAAGCGCTTCTTGATCAGCTGGAGTATGCCATGGAGAACTCTCGCGGCGATCTGGAAGAGGCTATGCTCAACCCAATTGAGTACGAAGCGTACTAAAGAACGGAGCGAATATGCCAGAGGACGGAATCGCAGCAGTTGCAGAAGCGGTAGAACCTGTCAATGCGGAAGTTGACGCAGGGGAATCAACAGAGTCAACAGGCGCGGACGATGGCCATCCGAAGGTCAAAGAGGGCGAGCAGGACCGACAGGACAATCGTCATCAACCTGATGCGCTGAAGAAGCACATTGCTGAATTGCGCCGTCGCGCCGATGCAATGACCGATCCGGTCGAGAAGAAGGCGGAACTCGACCGGATCAAGTTTCTGTACGACACGAGCGGCAAGGCGCGCGGATACGAGCAGCAATTCCCAACCGTGCGCGAGGCCCGCGAAGTCAAGGCGCTGCTCGAAGCTGTCGGCGGCCGCGAGGGCGTGCAGCAAATGCAAGCCACGCTCAGCGAAATTGAGCAGGTGGATCAGGCACTGTCGGCCGGCGATCCGTCCGTGGTCGAGCGGATGTGGGAGGAAGCTCCCGATGGTATGCCGAAGCTCATGCCCGCGCTTCTCGACAAGTTTGCCCAGGCCAAGCCGCAGGAGTATGAGCGGTTTATCGCGCCGCGGTCAATCGGCTACCTTGACAACGCCGGCTTCCCACAGGCCTTTGACCGCATGGTGCAGCTCTATGACGCGGGCAAAACTGAGGACGCCCAGGCCATCCGCAATGAACTGATCCAATGGGTAACTGGCAACCGCCAGCAAGCGCAGCAGCAGCAGGCTGACCCGGAAGTCGAGCGTTTGCGCGCCGAACTGGCAAAGCGCGACGAGGGGCAGGAGCAGCAAAAGAATGAATCTGCGATAAACGAGGTAATCAATTATGCTGGTCCAGCAATTGATCGGGTGGCAGCCCCTATCATTGGAAAGTTTGGATTTACGAAGGATGATTTAAGCGCTTTTCGCCGAGCTGTCTGGAATCATCTTCAAGATACCAGAAACGAACATCCTGACTACAAGACAATTGGCCCGGCAAAAATTAGGCAAGGACGCGACAAATGGGTCGCATACGCGAATCGCTGGACAGATGACAACGCGGAAGCATCAATTCGTGCCGTTCTGAAAACTCCTCCATGGCCACGTATTGCTAGTGCTAAAACACCTGTGGCCGCCGTCACAAAATCGCCTGCGCAGGTTTCAGTCCAGCAAGGGAAAGAGCCCGCGCCGAGCGAAATTGACTATAGCAGCAAGGGATTACAGGCCGCGCGCAAGGCCGGCTTTAAGGACCTGGGCGACATGCTGCTGAGTGGACAGGCTCCAATGAAAAGTGGCGGGATTCGGCGCTGGAGGTAGTATACTTGGGGTGTCGGGAGCGCGAACTCCCGTCCATTCCTAAACAATCCGGAGGCAAGTCCGAATGACACCCTTAAAGCCATACTACCAGCACGCTGGCATTACCATCTACCACGGCGATTGCCGGGGGATTATCCCTACGCTGAAATTCGACCATTGCTTGACAAGCCCACCATACGATGGTTTACGAGAATACGGCGAAAGTTTTGAGAGGCTTAATTGGCGCGGAATCATGCAGAACTTGGCGCTGGCTTTACCTGAAGGCGGAACTATTGTTTGGAATGTGGCCGACCAGACTATCGACGGGTCCGAGACGGGAACATCTTTTCGGCAAGCTTTATGGGCTATGGATTGTGGTCTAAGGCTGCATGACACTATGATTGCGGTGCAGGAAGGAGTCAAATTTCCAGACGCAAACCGCTATCATCCAGCATTTGAATATGTGTTCATTTTCTCTAAAGGTGCGCCGCGCCACTTCAATGGAATACGCGACTGGAAGAATAAATACGGCGGCTCAACGATGCATGGAACCGACAGACAGAAGAATGGCTCTACGCAAAAGATCAGCGGGCCGGGTAGGCTTATACCGGAGCTAAGTCTAAGGCGCAACTGGTGGATTATATCCAACGCTTACACTGGTGAGACTTGCGGGCACCCTGCTCCTATGTCGATGCGGCTAGTACGCGATCATTTGACGACATGGAGCGCGCCGGGAGAAATTATATTGGACCCCTTCATGGGTAGCGGCACAACGCTGGCAGCGGCCAAGAATTTAGGCCGCAAAGCCATCGGCATTGAGATTGAGGAACGATACTGCGAGATTGCGGCAAAGCGCCTGAGCCAAGAGGTATTCGACTTCACCGTTTGACAAGATGTGCTAAAATTCCTCCAGCGATGGAACCGCGTTAAAAGTTCCCGCCTCCCTGGCGCAAAAAGGAAACAGTTTCACCCCGGAAGAGGAGCGCAACACTCCTTAAAGTCAATGGCTTCCAGGAATGCAGTAGGGCGAAAGCCTCATCTCATTTTCTGGAGCATTAAATGCCTACCCTCAATGAAGCAGCCGCAGAATCTATTGAACTGGAACAGGTAGGGCGTGAAATCGCGCTCTTGTGGCCGACTTTCCGCGGCCTTTACAATCTCTTCGAGAAGTCCGCGAAGAAAGTCAACATCGCCAATGTGACGCAGGCCGCCGGTGGAACCCGCTCCGCCTGGCGCGAAACCATGATTACGCAGGGCGCTTCGGGCATCAGCGTTGGCACCGGCGACGGTTCCTCGTTGGGCTCCGGCACTGGTTCGCAGACCGCATCGTTTGCGATGGCGCCGATCTGGGCGTTCAATGTGACGCAGTACACCCGCCTGGCCGAACTGGCCACCAACGGCGCCGAGCGTGCGGTTGAATCCTTCACCAAAACCGAAATTAAGCGCTCGATCAAGCAGTTCTACAACGGCATCGAAGGCCTGATGAACGGCGATGGCTCTGGAGCGTTTGACCAGATTCCCGCAAACGCCGTCATTACGACCGGCGGCTCCGGCAACACGACCGCAGTCATCCAGGGCATCCAGTGCGCGGCGGCGTTCGTGGATCAGCAGGTCGTGCAGATCTTCCCCTCTGAGGGCGGCTCGGCGCGCGGCCCAGCGACCATCGGTATCGTCAGCGTGGTCGAGCAGAAGCTCAATTTCTCGACGGCGCTCCCCGCCGGCACCACGCAGGGCGATTACATCATGGTTGCGGGCGCATCCGGCGCGGTTGGTTCGTCCGTTCTCGGCATTCCGTACTGGAATACCAACGGCAACGTCGGCACCAAGGGCGGCCTGATCATGGCCAATTACCCTGACCGCCTCTCCACCCCGGTCATCAACTTGGGCGGTGCGCAGATTACTCCGAGCGTGGCGCAGAGAGCTTTCGTGCTGCTCACCCGCGCGCTGGGCGACGACGCCGAGGAACTGGAAAAGGGCGTTTGGTACGGCAAGCCGGACCAGCTCGCCACTATCGCCTCGCAGTGGTACTCGACCATCATCACGCAGAACAGCGAACCGAAGAGCGAGAGCGTATTTGATCGCGCCCGCGCTGGTATCGGCAAGGAGTTCGGCGAGCGCCCGTTTATCTACTCGAACACGGCCAAGGCTGGCCGCGCCGACTTGCTGTTCCCTGAAAACTGGTCGCTGGGCGAACTCTGCCCGGTGGGCCTGTACGACTTTGGCGGCGGCAACACGGTGATGCCGGTTCCTGACATCGGCGGACCTGCGGGGGCAACCTACCTCACGGCCAAGATGTTCGTCTACGAGTGGGGAGGCCAGGTCTGCAATCGCATCCCGCGCCATGGGCTCTTTGTGACCAACGCCAGCACCATCCAGGTCTAAACCAACCGGGGCGGCTTAGCGGCCGCCCCCACAACCTTGGAAGGACGGTTTCAAGATGGAAGTTCAAGACACGCGCGCAATCAGCGGGAATAAGCAGGACGCTCCCGACGTGGAAATCAATGGAACGGTCGCGGGGTTCGTTCCCGCGTTCGACCGAGTACTCATCAAGCGCTTGCCGAAGCCACCCGAGGCGCTGATTATTCGCCCCGAGATTGCGCAGGAGCAGGCCGCACGCGGCTTGATTGTCGCAATCGGCCAGAGCGAGCATCCTTTGCCGCCGATCGGCGCCATCGCCAGTTTCTCAAAGTTCGCCGAAGAGAAACACTTCGACGATGAGGGCGCGGATGAATATGCGCTCGTCTGGAACGTGGACATTCGCGGGTGGCACAATGCAGCCTGAAGTCGAACGCCGACGCTGCCCCGAGCCGTTCCAGGAGTTGCTGACGCGGCGCGTGGGCGTCAACAGGTACGGGAAGCCGAACTTCATTCTCGCCTGGGGTCAGACGTTCATGTACACCGCCGGCGGCATCTGGCCTAAGCCGCATGGTGATGGTTATTTCGGATACCGCAAACTGCCGCTCTCGAACTCCAGCTTCAGCGGGCGCGGGATGCCTTGCTGGATGATTCTTGAATGGCACCCGCCGGAGGATTACGGCTCCCCGGCCGCCTACTACTACGACAACCGCGACGAATTGACGGGTTTGCAAACCCTTGGCGAGTACCCGCACCAGGGGCGATATGAAATTGCGTACCGGATGAACTCGCAGGAGTTCCGCAATGGTCGGCTGGAAGTGCTGAATTACCATCTTGACGGCTGGGTTCTCGATATGCTGATCCCCTGCATTGTCGAAGGCCAAAAAATAGACATGAGGCGGCGCTTGAGGATGATCCGCGAGGCCGACGAGCGCGAAGAGAAGGCACAGGACCAGAAGATCGACGATGTGCTGCACGCTTGCAAGCGGCGGCCGCTTCCCTCGCAGATCGACGACAGGGCGCGGCTGATACAGCGGCAAATGAGCGAAATGCTCAAAACCTTCGGGCGCATTCAGCCCGGATTCAAACAGGGCAGCATCGCTGCCTGAAAAGGACGGTACTATGGCAACGCAGACAATCATCTCGGAACGCAGCAGGCGCATCACGCACGGGCCTATTCAGGACGGCCCCGGTGCGCAGGAGAAATCAATCTATCTCGACCCCGATCAGATGCGGCACCCGGAATATACGGTCTACCTGCATTCGGTCTCGAAGCGCTCCTTTCAGCAACCTCATCCGATTTACCGCAACGTCGTGATTCCGGCGTGTTCAAAGGACGAGCGCTATATCACCTTCATGCGCATCACACACCCCGTCCAGATTGCCACGGTGGACCCCGACAACGTGAGCGGCCCGATCAAGTGGGTATTCGAGAACGCCAAGAGGTGCGCGCTTTGCGTTTGCAATCCGAGCTATGTCGGCGCCGATCTTTCCGTTCAAGACAAGGAAATTCCGTTTGAATATCAGATTTCATCGAGCGAAAGCAATCTCACGCAACAGGGCGTCTTTGCCTCGCTGAATGAAGTCCCAACCGAAGAAGAGTTGAAGGCGGCCGAGGCGCGGCGCACCACTTATTACAAGGCCATATTTGAGCGCATGAACGGCCTGTTCCGCTCGGACCCGAAGAAGGCGCAGGATGAACTTGGGCTCGACCATCACCTGGCCGCAGAGATGTTCGCTATCGATGTGGACTGGCACAAGCTCACCACGCCGAAGATCGAATGTCCGAACTGCGGCGAGAAGATCAAGGAGGGCATTGCCTTCCACTACTCGAACGGCCAGCGTTGCGTGCTGGATTTCGAGCGCACGTATCTTGCCGGGGCGATCAAGAAAGAAGACGTGCCCATCGAAAAGCGCTGGTGGAAGGAAGAGAAGAGCAAAGAGCAGCTGCGGCAGGATGCAGTTGCACTCGGAATCGAAGTCGATGCGCGTTGGTCTGTCGAAACACTTCAGACCAAGATTAACGACGCGCTGACGGCTTAACAAGTTCTGGGGCGAGAGGGTCGCACCGCGTCCGTCCCGCATAGCTTCACTCGAACCCCAGATTCAATAGGAGCAGCGCATGGCAAATGTCGTCGTAGATGTTTCAAATTTTCCCACCGTAGCCACCATCACAAACTTGGTGCGCACGGACATCCGCGATGATATGGCCGGCGCAACCGATACGGTCGGCGAGGGCCAGATCCTCGTCGACAACCTGGCGACCAGCGTCACCATGGCGAACCTCTTCAACAGCGCCGTGCGCGAAATCTGCCGCAAGTTGCGTATTGTCGGCGCACCAATGCTCATCGCAGACAACTACATCATCGCCAACATACCGCCCATCAATGGCCCGCAGGGCTTCCAGGTGGCCGATCCAGCCGTGCAGGTGATGATCGGGTTCAACGGCTACTACGACGGCACTGAGTGGCACGCAAACTACGGCCTGCCGCAAGGCTGCTATCAGGTGTTGCGCT